TGCTTGACGGCTTTACACCATCGCTCACGTTAAAGATAGGCTCGACATTGCCTACATCCTATTTATAACATATTTTTATAGTATTGTCAAATGTTGAATTTATTTTTAATAATTTCAATCACTCTATCAGATAGAACTATCTCATAATGATTTCTATCTACTTCTGTATATTCTATATCATCACGGCAAGTCATACTTTTACGAGTGACAATGCCATCATTTTCACCTGATATCCATGGTACATCGCCAACTGTTGTGACTACCTGAAGCCAATTACACGAAATATCAATATTACGGCTACCTCTGATAAATCTACTATGTGTTGTAATGTCACTAAACATTTCATATCCAGAAAAGAATTTCATTGTTGCTCCCCATACAGCAATCTCACTGCCGTTAAATGGAGTTGCTAGACTTACAACTTTTTTAATACTATCAAATTCGTTCTGTAAATATGTAGCATATACTCCACCAAGACTATGTGCAATAACAAAAAATTCATCATCTATTTTGTTTAAAGTGTCTATCATTATAGCAAGATTATCTTTAGCAGAAGTTTTCTTATTATAATTTAAATAGATAGGATTTTTGGATTTTAAAGACTTTTGTATAAACGCAAAACTTCGTTCACTGGCTGTCGCACCATGGATATATACTATTCTCATTTTGACTACAACCTAAATTGAATTATGTTTACGGTTCATAAACATTTTTGCTGTTTCAACTGCGACTGCTGCATCTCTACAATACGCATCTGCACCAATTGCTTTTCCAAATTCTTCATTTAGTGGTGCACCGCCTACTAGTATTGTATAATCATCACGCATACCTTTTTCAATCATTACATCAATAACAACCTTCATATAAGGCATTGTGGTTGTAAGTAATGCACTCATACCTAATATATCTGGATTATGTTCTTCGATTGCATCAAGATAAGCCTGAACATCGTTATTAATACCAATATCGTGTACATCAAATCCTGCACCTTCCATCATCATACCAACTAGATTTTTACCAATGTCATGTATATCACCTTTGACTGTGCCGATTACCATAGTGCCAACTTGTGGTGCTCCTGTTTCAGCAAGTAATGGTTTTAGAATTGCCATGCCACCCTTCATTGCGTTTGCTGCTAGTAATACTTCTGGTACAAATAATATACCATCACGGAAGTCTATGCCCACAATAGTCATTCCAGCAACCAGTGATTCTGTTAGTACACGATATGGTTCCCAACCACGTTCTAAAAGAATATTAGTACCTTCTTCGACTTCCTCTTTGAGACCATCATACAAATCGTCTCCCATTTGAATTACAAGTTCATCGTCCGATAACTCTGATAAAATAATTTCATCTTCATTCATAATATAATACTCTTTCAATTATCATATATTTATATAGTTTCATCCCATAATTTAAAATCATCAGATGGTTCATAAGTAATCGTGTCAGTCGTAATATTTGTTATTTTACCAACAATGCCGTCTGATAATACTACTACCCCACCGATTAATTGAAGTGTATTAATATCAATATTGTTATTCGCAAAATATTGGTTATCTGATAGTATATGATTTTTTGAACCACTATCCCAAACACCACCAGTTAACAATTCAGGTTTGCCAGTCATTAAATTTGTTTCTTCGATGCCATTTTGATATAATCCCACAATTCTTGAACCATTAGCCCCACCTGTTATACTAGTACTAGTATTAATTAAAATATTTTGAGTTTCATTTAATATTTTGTTACTATCCAAATTTGACATAGCAGTTAGTTTTCCCAAATATACAATATCAGTTTCTTTTACTATAAATCTTTCGCCAGTGTCGGGGTTATTAACTTTTCTGATATATCCAATGCTATCTTGTATAGTTACTGCATTTGGTCCAGTGGATAAATCCCATCCAGCGCCATTCCATAGATAAACATTAGGAGTCTCGGCGTCTAAGATAGTTTCACCATCAATGCCGCCATTAAATAATACATCAAAGTATGTTGATCCTCCCTGAGAGTGACTATAATAACCATACGGAGATGATCCCATGAATACTGCAAGTCTAGGATCACTTGATAAATCTACTACGATCTCAGAAGAAATCTGATAGTTACCAGTGTCATTCCAATTTGTAGTATAGAATGTAATAATATCACCTTGGCGTTGAACTTTAATTCTAGTTTCGTCTGGCTGCCAAACACTAGTAGTTGATCCCGCAGTCATATCAGTGCTTTGAATCATCCAAGTCGGTGCCCATGGGCCGTCTTCAGTGTAGAAAACACCCCAATGATTAGAAGGTTCTTGGCCGCCTTTAGTTCTGGCAGCGACTAGTGTTTTATTCACTGATCCATCTCTTGAAAATGCTGCAATCAAACCAATAGTATCATTGTCTCCTGCTGCATCTGATCTAACAGTTGCTTGAAATACGTAATCGTCATATAAATCAGGAGACACAAACCCACCACCGTAACTAGTATTAGTAGGCTGAACAATTCTTGTTGGATTTTGTGCCAATTGCCAATCTGCGGCTTGTCCACCCGGAGTTGTTCCTCCCGGATAATAATCGCTACCGTCAAATCTATCCCATGAATTGAAAACGTCTGCTTGTGATGGGGGAGATATAGCATTAGTGGCAGCGATTGCCTCTGCCGCATCCCAGTACATATACGATGGTTTTTCGGGTAATGGAGTAATATTAATGTATGCTGTGCCAGTTGCATTGTTACTACCATTAGTTACATTGTAATCAAACCCAGCTGGTTCTCCATATAAACCAGTTGATATAAATTCAATCGTACTACCAGTTAATGTAACTGTGCCTCCAACGGGATTACCAACACTGAGAATTGACAATGGTTGTCCCTGTCCATCGATATCATTAGTTACCAATTCTGCTGAGGAAGCTAATAGTGTTTCTCCCTGTCGTAAAGAGAATGTATCTGGCTGAGTGATGATTGGTGGTATCGCTAGGACATTCATTGCTACAGTTCCAGTTTCAGTTATATTAGAACTGTTTCTGACCGTGAATGAGAATCCTGCTTGGTATGTTGGATCCATTGTAGATGTGAATTCTACATTAGATCCATTCAATACAACTGTTCCGTTAATAGGAGACTGCACTGATATCAATGTCAATGCATCAAGGTTTCCACTCCATTCATCTATACTACCTGCTAAAATAGAGGCAACTGGTATAATCGTAGAATATGTAGTAATAACATCAAATGAATTTGTTGCCAATATTATTCTGTAATTTGAAAGTCCATAAAAATTAGAGAACGAGATAGGTTCGCCGGAAGTTTTGTCCAAAACATCACCCAGAGAATTTAGTAATTCAGTAAAATTTACATTTTGAAAATTAGAAAACTCTTCCGGTAATCTGCTACTAAATTCTGTAATTATGTCGGTTACAGATATCGGCCCATTAGATTGCAATGGCATGTAAATTCTCCTAGAATAATGTTATCAACACTATTTATCAATAAAAAGGGGAGCCAACGGCTCCCCAATTATACAATAAAACATTAAGTTATTATTAGAACGAAAAACTAAGTGTGACTGATGGCGTAACTTCTTCGTCATCCAAATCATAGTTAACGTCGGTTGATACGGTAACGCCAGAAAAATCTTTATCATGGCCGATACCAATATTTTCTAATGAATCATCTTCGTCGCCATTGATATATGCTGTGAAATTAGATACAGTTGTATCTAATTCATATGCCAATACATCGTCTTCATACGATGTAGTGCCGCCCATTGCAATACCTGAAACTTCAACAGTATCAAAACGTGCACCCCAGATATACTCTTCAGATGTACGATTATAATCCATTGATGCAGTTACATCTACAAGTGCTAAGTCAATATTATATGCAAGTTGTACATTTGACACTTCAGTAACGTCAGTTGTGATGTCAGTGAAACCAACTGCAACTGATGCTGGCCCATACGATAGTGCTAATGATTCATCGATAGTTGGTTCTGAAATTGATGAAAAGTCAGATGTTGCTTCTACAAAAACACCATCTTGATCACCGTATGATACTGTTACGTCTGCAACCTCTGTACCGACATGCCATTTATCCAGTGTGATTGCGCCGCCATCAACAGAGTCAATCTCTAGTCCAACATTAGCAGGACCTTCACCTGCTGCAACATCAACACTAATTGTAGTAGTTGCTTCGTACTTATCAGTTGCTTTATTTTCAGCAACTTTCATTTCCACAGAAGCATCAACATCTGCAGCAAATGAAGTCGTAGCCATTAAAATAGCGGCTACTGTTGTTAGTAATAGTTTCATTATTATATTTCCTTTTAAACAAAAATATGAGCAGATAAACTGCTCACACTATTCTACTTATACTAATATAATACATTTTTGCTTTATTATCAATAGGTTATAAAACTAATACTGACAATTGTATCATTTATATCACACCTTAAATTATGCTTTTGTATTTTTCTTTGCCTTAGATTTAGTTTTGGTGGCTATCTTTTTTGGTTTGATAGTTGATATTATTTTTTTATCATACCATCCCCACCGTTTTAATAATGGTTCAATTGCATGTTTAACCTGCGAATCATTCCAATTATATAACTTTTTAACATCAGTAAAAAGTTTATCTTTATCGTCATATATAGCCATCATATTAATAATGTTTTTATCTATATCGATCCAGTTCATTCAGATTTCCAGATAGTCCACGCACCATATGCAATTGCAGCATATGCAATTAAATCAACTGGTACGAGAAGCATTGCAAATCCAGTTGCGATTAGTGCTACTCCATCAAGTGTTGTACGTTCTTTTAGTCTGTTTTTAATCCAATTAATCATTTTTTTTCTCCTCTGTTAATTTATTATAAAATAATTCTTCGTCTGGACAATTATTATGTTCAATCTGAATAGTAGTATGTATTATTTTATAGTTATCGATTAATAGTTTCTTGGTATTATATATTGTATCATCGCATTCGCCATCATCCAATATATTGATGTGCATAGCGGCTGAAATTTGTCCACTAGCCAATTCCCATATATGTACATGGTGTACATTATTAACATGATCTACATTTGTCATAATATCTCTTATTATAACATCAATATCGATGTGTTCTGGTTTTCCAGTCATTAATATTCTAATACAATCTTTTAATAATTCCCAACCACTTTTTAATATCAAACTGGCAAGAAGCACACTTATAATAGGATCAATATAATACCAATCTGTAAAGTATATTACAATACCACCTATAATGGCACCAACACTGCCTAAAATATCAAGTAAGATATGAAGTATCACTCCTCGCATATTAATATTATGACCATCATGATGATGATGTACTATTTTAAATAATATCAAATTAACGATTAATCCAATAATCGCAATTGGTAGCATCCAATATATATCAACATGCTCAGGGTTTAGTATTCGATAAATTGCCTCATATATAATATATGCAAAAAGTCCTATCCACATAAGTGCATTTAAAAATGCTGCAATAACTTCTGCTCTCATAAATCCATATGAATATGTATCTGTTGGTGGTTTTCTACCAATCCAGAATCCAAATACTGCAATAATCATTGCTAGTGCATCGGTTGAAAGATGTAAAGCATCACTCAATAACGCAAGTGAATTACTTATGTGTGCACCAAATAGTTCAATGACAACAAATAATACTAAAATAATAATACTTATTTTTAATGCACGTTCTTCTTTACCTGCTGTTCTTATATGATACTGATTATGTTTCATTGGTTCTTCTTCATATTATATAATTCTCTAATACCATTTTCAATACTAATAGATGGCTGCCAGCCAAGAAGTTTACTTGCTTTTAATACATCAGCAAGTGTTTCACTCGCATAACCTTTAGGCTTCTCTTGGTATTCTACTTCTAAATTAGGAAAAAACTCTCGTAATATTTCAACAACGCGATTCACAGAAACGTTTTCACCCGTGCCTACATTAAAAATTTCACTCTTTACTTTAGACTCCATACTCGCAATACATGCACGTGCTACGTCACTAACATGTATGTAATCTCTTCTATACTCGCCATCACCGTGAACAGTCAATGGAATATTTTCATTTGCCATACGATAAAATCTACTAATCATTAATCCATTATTATCATCTGATGGTTGTTCAAGTCCATATACTGTGAAAAATCGTAATACATTATAATTCAATCCAAAAACGTTTTTATATTGTTTGCATAATTGCTCACCAAATAACTTAGTCATTGCATAATAGTTTAATGGATCTGGTTTATGAAATGGTTTATGTGGTATAGGATTATTTCCATATATACTAGACGAACTTGCAAACACAAACTTACGAATACCTACAGCGTGTGATGCAGTAAGCATGTTACGTGTGCCTGTAACATTTATATCAAAATATAAATCAGGATCAATAAAACTATCTGGTATTCGCGTCTTTGCACCTAGATGAATAACAAAATCTTTGCCTGCGGTTGCCATTATACACTTTGCTGCACTTTGTATGTCGCCTTTGATATACTTTACCATAGTAAAATCAGCAGGCTTTTCTGCAATATCTAAAACTGTTACTTCGTAACCCTTTCTTAATAATTGTCTGACAACTTCTCTGCCCACGAATCCAGCGCCACCAGTGACAAGAACTTTACCTTTTGCTAACATATTAATTCTTTCTTAATTTGTTTATTACACATATTTAGTCACTTAACATTTATATCATTATAGCAGAATAATTTGCAAATAGCAAGTATTAATTGTAATTGGCAAATTGTCACTATTGCACCAGACGCATACCGAGATTGCATAAAACACAGTTGTTTTTTGTGTTTTTTAGTGTTATATTACTATAAATAAAAGTGTAAGATAAGCGACCTCAGCTTATAAAAAATGAGTGGCACTGGGAAAGACTAGGGTATTGCTTCCCTCAAGCATCAGACAATTTGGAGAACCTATATGACACTAAATGTATTTAGTGCCGTAGCAAATCTTTTTGGAGGATTTGCTAGTAAGGCAACAAAACGCTCAGACTTGATGACTTGGGCAAAAACAGAATATGCACGTGATTGGCAATTTGCTTATAATTACATGCTAGACAATGATGGCAAGGCGCCATCACACAGACACATACAAGGAATAAAGTAATGATTAACAAATTAATCGCAACACTCACAAACATTCGAAATACAATGGATTATAACAAAAAAGTACGTCAGACAATTAGAGAATTATCAGCACTATCAAACTATGAACTAAATGATATCGGTATTTCACGTGGCGAAATTCATCATATTGCACACACATCATATAAAAAGTCAGTAACGGTCAAAGCCGATGATGTACGTGTTAGTATAAATGAAAATTTGAGAGGATTTGTATAATGACAACATTAGTAATGGAATATACAATTAATCCTTTTTGGAACGCATTACGTGCATTTGCTCATGGCACATGGGCATTAATGGAATCGATAGGTAGAGCAAGAGCCGCCGCTGAATTGCATCGCCTAGGTTATACAAAAGAAGCAAAACGCTTGATGTTGGAGATCAGATAATGTGGAATAGATTTATTAAAGCAATGGAATACCGTTCATACTGTATGGCAATTCGTGAATTACGTAACAAAGGCTTATACAGAGAAGCACAACGTATTAGTGAATACAAGTACAATATGTATCCTACTAATTAGTAGTATGACAAAAATTAATTAGGACCAGCAATTAATTGTAGTTTGCGCATAATGCATTCTACATCTGCTGGGTCAAGATAAGGTATAACATCATCATCTGTATGTATACCAGGCAGTTGAACAAAATTATTATCCTTGAACACCGCGATTTCATAAGAATCTTTATCTGGTTCTCGGATCACACTCAAATCATATTTACCAAAAGATTGTTTGGCTTGAAAGTGTCGTGGATGTATCTCACTAAATTTCAAATCATAAAAATTCATCTAACGTATCCTCAAATTTTTCTTCGATTGATTTAATGTGTTTGCATTTTTTAAATGCTGGACAATCACAAGTAAATCCGTTGGGTTTCATTTCGATATTATATATGCCGCCCTTGCTACCAGTTGCAGTCCAAGTAGTTCCGAGTGCCCAATGATTTTTAGTATTAATCAGGTCACTGGGAAATATACGTGGTCCATACTTTGCCATTATACAGATTCAAATCCAAAGTTTGCTACAACTGAACGATTACCATCAGCATCTTCAATAATATTTCCAACTGAAATACTAGACATTTTTCCAAACCGCTCAATCCGATCTTCTGGTCCAATATTTCCTACTTCAAAAACATGATCCAGGCTATCAGCAATAATGTTTGCAACATGAGTATAACATTCATCGAATTTCATAGCAGCCGCTTTAAAATTTCCAAATGTGGCATCTGCATATGCAGTTGCTTTTTCGTGGCAATTCCAGCCCTCTTTATTAACCAGTTCTACTAGTTTTTCATCTAATTGAATTTGATAAACTTTGAAAACTTGTACTGACATATGAGATTTCCTTGTTGCTATCTATACACTCTTTATATAGTGATTCGTCTAGGTTGTCAAGAAAAAAGTGGTTGCATTGTTTCGAAAACTTTATTGTAAGCATTTACTTCTGCTTCATAGTATTCATAAAAATCGGAGTCATCAGTGAAGTGCGCGTGGTCACAATTGTAACTAGCACAATGTTCATCCCATACGCGGTTCATCGCTTCCATGCCTTCAAGCAAATCACCACGACCGTACTGGGTCATTATTGTTTTGGCATCTTCATAGTTAGTATCAAACTTATAAAAACTAGGAATTCTAAACATATTGTATTCTCCGTTTTTCTAACTTATACATTCTTTATATAGTGATTCGTTTAGAATGTCAAGTAAAAACTAAGAAAAAATATTGTTTATATTACCTTCAAATATAAAATGACCAGTATGATCCAACTTCACTAATGGATCAAGCCATATCTTGCCTTCAATATTTTGCCAGCGACGACAAAACGCATAATCTTCTGATAGATATCTCTTTGTATCAGGTTCTAGATATGTATCAAAAAACAAGTATGTCCATTTTGCAAATTCTGGATCCATATTCAAATCATTATTAAAATAAAGATCAGGATATTTGTCGATCATTTTCATAATTACTTCACGCTTGATTAGCATGAAACCAGTAGCAGCATCTTTTAATTCTACAAGGCCATCTGCCATTTGTATTTTTGGTTCATCATCATCATCTAAATTTAATTTAAAATTAAGTGCATAGTTTGAACCAGATGAGTTTAGTAAGTTTGGATCAATTGATGTATTATTTACTACATTGTGTTTTATATTATTCCAGTTCAAATTCTTTTTAGGATATGCACCTACAATAATATCTTTATCATGTTGCAGCATATGTAAGATATCAAGTGCATCAAAATTTATATCTGCATCAATAAACATCATATGTGTTGCGTCTGGATTAGCCATAAAGTATGCTACCATATGACATCTAGCACGGGACACTAGACTTTCATTCGCACTTGTAGTCAGGGAGTATGGTATTTCATTTTTTGTGAACATCATATGAGCGCGAGTCCACGACCTAAAGAATGGTTCTGTTACTTGTCCTCCATAACAAGGAGTACAGTAATGAACATGTGTTTTTTTAATAAAGTCTAAATCAATATCTTTTCTAAATTTTAGACAATGTTCTAATGCGTTATTATTCAATTTCTATCCGCTTCATTAATTTAAAATTATATTATATACGATTCAACTATATTTGTCAACCTTTTTGATCTTGTATCCAGTTCTTTGCCTGTGGCATTGATGGTGGCTTATTTAGAAACTTATCAATTGCTCTATCAACTTCTAAGAAATTTTCTTTACGTTCTGAATCTTCTAGTCCTCCAGAGTTATCAACAATATGAAAATCTCTAGCACCAAATAACTGTTGAAACTTCATAAGATTTTGTTGAACCGCTTGCCACATCTTGGATACTTGTTCTCTTGGTAGACTTCTAGGACGATTTTCATTACGTTCTTGTGCCACATCTTCACTCGTATTAACAAACAACATCATTGTTTCATAACCAAGTTCTTTTAATTGTTCGTTTGTTTGTTTAACTTTTGATACATCTTTACCAGTACCGTCGATAATAAGTCCTAGTCGACCGTCAAGATGTAATGTTTCTTTACGCTTTGTAATCTGTTTTGCACGATCACGAATTTCTTGTCCTTCATCGGAATAGATATCAGCAGGTGTTAATTGTTTGCCTGCTTTGCGCATCATGTATTCATAGATATCATCCGAGTTTATTGTACGTAGTCCTGTGCCACTTAACATCTTATTGGCAACAAAACTTTTGCCACTGCCTGGTCCACCTGCTAAGAATATTGCTTTGAAAATATGAGGATCGTTGACACCCTCATCCATTTGTTTTATAATTTCATTAACACGCATTTGTACTTACTCCAATAATTCTTTATATGTATTTATCTTGAACCTAAAACTGTTTGAGATTTTATTGATTCCCAAGATGTGATACTATTTGCTATTTTAGGAGAAACATTATTAATAATTCTAGTATGTCGTGGTTTTATACTGTTTATATAAAGTATACGCTTTTCTTCTTCTTTCACCGTATTAAAATCTGCACCTGGCGATTCATATGTTAGTTCTTTTCTTACCTTATATAGATCACGTAATGTTTTCTTATATTCAGAAAGTTCTTCGATAATTATTATTGCTTGTTTTTTTTGTCCAGTTTTGAATATAGTAGAAGCAGATTCAGTATATAGTCTAATGTCATTAATTGTATTCCGAATTAATGTTTGCTGTATAGTCACATCTCTTCCTATAGTAGGTCTCCATTGTGATTTAAATACTTTAGAAAGAACCGATAATAGTGGCAACTTGTTACCTTTGTTATCAGTAGTTATATTATTGTCTGCAGTATTTTTAATATCTGCATCAGATGCGGCAGATAAAATTTGTGGATTAGATGCATCTCCTCTTTGGTCTGGCGAAACAAAATTAGGATCTGCGCCACCTTGTGAAATTCCAATCAAATCTTGAATACTAGGTAGCGAATCTAATTCTGGAATAGGTAATTGTGGTGTTTCTCCTCTAGACCTAGATACAATATTAGATGATGTTGCTGATATTGAATTACTACCAGTTAATGGTTTTTTAACAACACGTTCTGATCCATCAGCCGTGGTAATGGTTTCAAATTCAGAACCTAATCCATTATTATCAGCATATAAGTCAAACAAGTATGCGTCTATTGGTTGATAGATACTCGCTGCTAGACTAAATGGCGATTGCGGAACTCCTGGCTGTGAAGATGCTGTATCTATTGCACTACTAATAATTGAATCAACATCATTTGTAATCGCACGAGGATCGATAGAGGTAGGAATATTAAATCCAGCATTGCCCGTTGGCAAAGGAGCATTTAATAATGCAGCAGCATTTTTTAATTCAGATGATCCTGTATTCATCAATACTGCTAATTTACATGGATCCAACATCGCGCCAGCCATTGCCATTGCTGCTAATTTTTCTGCTATCTGTGCTGTCATATTTGCAACATTTGCTATTTCACTAAATATTTGATCTGCCACGCTTGACACTGCGTTCATTGCACTTGCTGCCATATTTCCCAAATCGCCGAGAATGTCTTTAATGTTTGGCAATGATTCCATTACAGTAGACAATGCACTATTAACTGCACCAGATATACTACTTATTAATAAATTAATATTATCAGATATCGGTCCAACTAATCCTGAAATTATATTAGAAACTGTCCCAGAGATTTCATTAAAGAAATCCATGACACCAGACTGATTTAGTATATTTAAAAGTGATGATTTCGCACTATCTAATATACTAAACGCACTATCAAAACTGCCTGACATAACACCCATTAATTCATTGAACAAACTACAACTATTATCTTGTTCGCTAAAAGACTTATTAAGGCTTGATAAAGTATCGGCATCTTGTAATGTCTGTGGCAAATCTTGAACTTGTAGTTCTGTATGTGAATTTAAATTATTAAACATACTAATAGCAGCGGTTCCCAAAGTTGCACCAATCAATATCTTATCAAAATCTAATCCAGTTGCTGCCAGTATACCCGCAATAACTGTACTTTGAACAAGAATGCTGCCACCGTTATTGGTATCAGATAACAGATTAAAAGAATTGTTTGCATTATTTAATGGTACAACACCTGGACTTGTATTGTATTCCGTATAATTTGAAATACCATCTGTGGAAATTGTACTATACGGATTTGTAAAATTATTGGCTGTTAGTTCACTCGATATGATAGATAATGCGGTCTTTCTATTATATTGTTCTTCCGCAGCATTTAACTCTGCTAACTGCGAAGGGGATAATTTAATTTTATTTGTTTCATCATAATACTCTACTGGCGTATTGACAGTTTCTCCCAATGACTCAAATATAAGATTGTTTGCAGTAGGATTATTTGACCCCGTTAGACTGCCGCCGCCTTTTCTTATAAATTCTTGATATAGTCTTTCAAATTCCGCTTCGCTCATTGCCATCTTAATCACCCATTAATATATGTTTTGCCCGCACCAGATGCTACTTTAATTCCACAAGAATGAGAATCATTAACTCTACCGAGTGGTCTGCCATTAACATAAACATTCGGAGAACCTTGTACTAATGGGGTGACATGCGGAACACATGATGGAGGTGATCCCATTGGTATACCATGTGGAAAAGTTTTATCTCCTGTACGATATGCAAGTTTACCTTCGATGATAACATTCTCACTGCCCATGCCACACTTTCCTGGTGCACACGGCGCATGCGCTGTTAACGTATCAGTTGTTCTTGCTGCTTGTGGCATTATGTAATTAGTCCTGGTGTATCTGGCACAACTAATCCGCTTGTTGCGGCTCTGTATGCATCGGTTGTTTCTTTATTTGTTTTTAGAACTGCTACTACTTTGTCTGCTTTAAATGACACTTCACCTTCCGCATCGCCAGTAATAGTGAATGGCTGAAATGCTGCGCCCTGTGGCCCAATTGCAATGGTAAGTGGTCGTGAAAGTACGATTGCGTCACTATTTTCACTAATTAATTTGCCCAATGCTTCTTGCCCACTCATTAGAGAAATGGTGACAATATCATTTACTTTGTATTTTGATTGTACTAACATTTTATCCTCATTCTATTATGTTATATTTATTCTTTTAATTAACTTATACTATTACATATTTCTAAATTTCAACGTATCCAGGATAAATTCTTTGGAGAAACGTTTCAAAATATCGAAATCAGCGATTGTATCATTCATACTCTCAAGTATTCCACTACTTCTATTTAATATAAATCCATCTACAACACATATAAGATAAATGTCGCCGTATAGTAAGTCGTGGATTAATAAAAGTTCAGGATCTTTATCAGGACATGCATGATGAACAGTGTAGAAACACCCTAGTCCGTTTCCACTGTTAGTATAGAATTCTTCACTGATATATTCCCACACATCTGGCCAAATTGTTGGATTATCATAATTAAATCCATGACTATGATAATCTAAACTTTTCCACCAATCAATTACGGCTTGCAAATTATCTTCTGTAAAGTTATTTTTAAGTTCTAATCTTCGTTGTCGCCACTCAAAGAGTAGTGTCGATTTGTCTTTCATTTACATTGACCATCGTTTTATTGTATAACTAATCTCAGTTGTATAGGTTGCATCCTGTACAAAATAAATTTTTAAATTATCGCCTTTTTCTGTGGATGCTGATAAAGTTGAATTAATCAAATCATTTAGCATTGCTGTATAATTCCATAATGGATCACCAGATGAAATTATAACATCATCGCCATCCTGTTTAGTGTCGCCTATGATACCAGTTGTATTCATTACAGTGTTAAACCAATTATTGATCTCTAACTCAGTTTGATTTGCAACACGAATAACATCTTCTATAATAACATTGAATTGTATATTAGAAAACTCTACTTCTGGCGCTACTGGCGGTGCAGGCACCGCAGGCGGTGTTGGATATAATGGATTAGGATACATCTCTGCTATTCCATCTGAATTTAAATCTTGCCACAACTCAGTGCTTTCGTCTGTTAATTTAACTTGATTTACACCGTGTGGATAACCATTAATTATTTTCATAGTACCAGTGCGAAGAAATAAATTGCCTTCTGTTGTACTTTCTTGCTTTAATGAGTAATCAATGAATAACGAACTACATGATTCAAAATGATAGTTTAAGAATGTATCTGATGTGATATCAAATGTTTTCTTAAATAAACTGGATCGTTTGCCGCTATGATGAGAATATGATGAGAGATGCTGATCTGCAAATATTTGATTATATGTATTCTCTGTTAATACTTCTACATTTTTGCGCGTTCTTGCATAGAATGGCGCAGTGAATTCTGGCACATCAATATATCCTACATTTGTTGTATCTGCATAATCAGTATCAGATGGACTACCAATTAATGACTTTGTATAATAATATGCGCGGTGTGTGTTGCTATAATCATATAGTGTGAAATCATTTGAACCGACTTGATCTTTTTCTTTAATATAAATGGTTGCAAGTCCAACTTCAGATGTTTCAGGTTCTGCATATGTCAACTGAAAGTCAAGTGTATTCTGAACTGCTATTTCTTCAGTTCTATAAGTTGGCAAAGTAGTGTCATCATATCTATAATAGTTATTAATTTCTTCTATTGTCATTGCGGATAAATCAGATCCAAGCGGAACAGTTGCAATCCTAGGAGATAGCAAATCAAACTCTGATAATATAAGATTTAATCCGTTTGAAACATCTCTACTGTAATCAACATAATAATCATTGATTACAAGTGACGATCCATCACTTCTAAGATTTGGAGTTGAAAGTGGAGTTACATCCAAGTCCTGTGTTTCAATATCAGTTGTATGAAATTGAAAATCTTGATCGCCGGAACCAAGATGCTGCCACGTGGTTTGTTTATACCAATAAGTAACTCTATCTGGACCAGTTACAACTGCCACATCACCATCTAATCCAAGACCAGCTAAGGGTGCATCAGTTGTATAATCAATATTAGCATTTGTTGGATGATAATTAAGAACATGATCAATAACTTCAGATGTCCATTCAGTACCAGTCCACTTGAATAAACCAAAATTTGATTTTGTCATATATGTCGAAATATTATTTGGTGCAATATCTTGTGATGGCATCGCATCATTGTGCTTCATATACAATGAAGTTACTGTTACATCTCTTACTGAATCATATGTTACCGATGTTACAATACCGTGAGTATAATCTTCAACCCCAATAACTTCTAATACTTCGCCGTCGCCATCCAATGGACCAAGGGCAATTGCAGTGAACTGCACATTAATATCATTTGACACAGCCCCCATAGTTCTGTATTCAGTATTGCCAATATTTTTTATAATATATGTTTTTCCAGGATCAATTTCAGAAGATGGTATTCTGTTATCAGCATATTTGTATTCTTTTAGATATACTGTTTCGCCGACTGATAATTGTACATTACCTTTCCATTCTACATTTTGCAAATAAAAATGCATTGCGTCAATTAGTGCATCAACATCTTGTACATTTCTTATTACTAAATCTTCATCAATTTTTAAACCAGGTTCAGGATTATCATCACTATCTAACCAAGTTTGTATAACTGCGTGTGCATTTGCAAATGCATCAAATTGAATTTCATCAATAGCATCGTCAATGCCAACGAACAATTGATTAGTATCGGTAGTAAACCCCATTTCACCGGTGTCTAATGTATCAACGCCTATTTCCGACCGGAGGCCGCGTCTTAGTAGAATTTTTACGTTTGTTATTGCCATTTCGTGTAACTCCTAGATTACATGTATTTATCAAAATACTCTTGAACCTTAGTAGCCCACAATAATGAATACTTATCGAATTCTTCACCTTCGACAACAAATTCTTGATAATTTCCAAGATTGTCTGCCTCGGCATCCCATCCAATCATCATAATGACAATTGTACGAATATCTGTTCCATACAACTCATTATGTGCAGCGGCATATGCTGCACCTTGAAGAAAGTAATCATCAATCCACTGACGTTTTTTTGGTTTACGTGTAGTTTTAAAGTCGATGATTGCCTGCTGTCCTTTATAAACACCAATACAATCTGCAGTTCCAGCATATAGACCAGGATAATACAGAGGTACTTCTGTTCCCCATACTTCATTAATCTTACTAAGACCATCTTTAATAACAATATCTGAAAGTTCTTTAGCCATTTGATGAATTAAATTTGATCCGTTAGGTCTATCTTCTTCTAGAATAAACTTTTCTAAGTGTAAGTGTACTTGCGTACCAATACCAGTAGCAAGATTCATGATACGATTTGCTTCTTCATTTCCAACGCGCTTGCGCCATTCATGTAGCGATGTTTTATCTGCAAGTGCACTCAAAACGGTTGTGACACTCGGTAATGGCTTACCTTCGGGTGTTTGGTAATGACGAGATCCGTCTACATTCACACGTGACAGAGGGGCATAGGTATAAGTTTCTTTTATCATGACTTTACTATACCATATCTTCGTTAACTTGTCAAGAAAAAAGCGTAAGAGAAATCTCTTACGCTTCAATATGTTATAATTTTTTAATTAATTACATATGTTTTTTTAATTCTTTAATCATATCTGTTTTTGTACGTCTACGATCAAGTTGAACTCCTAAATTTTCATCTGCCCAAATATCAATTTGTTTTTTAGTCATACTTTCGAAATCAACAATATCTGATACTTCTTTATTATTTTTAGTGTCTACAATTAAACTAGTTTCAGTTTTTTCTACAGTAATTGGAGTAACAGTTTCAACTACTGCATCTTTTACTTTTTCTTCAACCGCAATTGTAATTTGTTGCTTTTCGCTTTCAAGTTTTTTTGTATTCTCAATAGATATACTTTTTTCAATTAATTCAGCATTCTGTCTTGCCAATTTATTTGCTAATGTCTCTCTCCGTCGTTCTGCAACTTCAGGAGATAAACGTTTGAGTGTTTCTTCTGTACTAGAAGTTTTAACATTATTAAGTATATCTTTCATTTCCGATTTAGAAACGACTTTCAGTTCTTTGTTACCTTTTATAATAAGTGGCATTATTTCATTCTCCGTGAGGTTGCTTTAGTAGCAAGTTTTTTAACAATATCTTTAGAATCATCATCATTATTTGATGTGGGGGCAAATTCTAGATCAATACTGGTTAAACTTACATTACTAACATATTTACTTTTTGATAAAATATCAATCAAACTTTCGGCAGTGATTGCATGTCCTAAATCATTTAATTCACGTACCATTATATCAGTACCAATAGTATTAATGTCATTCGCTTTTAAGCGAACAAGATATACGTTTATATCATTGATAAGTTGTGACTTATAATTTTCATTTTCGCTTAAAAGTGTTGAAATTTTCATATTATGATCTCTTTGCTCTACCTAGAGGTTCATCATCTGGTCCAGATGCGGATTCATCTCCTGCCGCGAAATCTACTTCGACATCATCTTCAAAATCATCTTGCATATCATCACCGATTACATCACCAGAAGACATATCATCTGCTGGAGTTTCACCGCTCAAAACTAGAACTGCGTCATTTACGGTATCTTTTGTTGCACGTGCTTGACCTAGCAATCCTGCTACTGCATCATTTACCATATCTTTAAATGATGCTGCTTGATCAGCACCATGAGAATATACCATTTCATCAGTAAGTGGTCCAAGTTGATCATTTTGTAGTTTGCCTAGTTTTTCAATCATGTCTTGTAATTCATCTACCATGCCACGTGCCGCCATCATAACTTCTGCTTCTGCAGCATCACTTTCAAGTAATGTATTAAGTTGTGCTAGTAGACCTTCTTCTAATTTTTCTCTTTTCATTGTATATTCCTTTGGCTCTGCATATGAATTTTCATATTTTTTAGCATTTGTTTCATATGATGGTTTTTCGCTCTCAGTTGCTTTTTCTGCTTTTGCAGCATGTACTGCTTTGCGTTGTGCATCAGATTTATACTTACCTTCATTGATTGATTCGTAGTACTCATTTGCCATTTCTTTGCCGTACTTTTTAGAAAATTCTTCTTTTGACATTGTTTCTGAATCATCAATAATCATATCACTCATGCGGCCTTCAACAAATGATTCATTCTTTAAGAATGCTGGCTTATCATCTTTTGTGCCCATCTTGCCGTCTTTACCAGCGGCCATTGGCATTTTATCTGACTTTGCTTTACTCTTTTTAGTAGTCTTGCCTTTTTTCTTTGCATCTTGATATGCTTTCAGACCAGCGGGTAATTCACCTTCAGCAACGTGTGCTTTTAGTAGTGATTTAATAGTTTCAATCATAAGCATGTTTTCGACATATGCACGATTCTGGTAGTCTGAAGTCATTTCTCGCTTTTGTGCTTCTAGTTGTGCTTTTGCTTCTCTTAGTGATTCTAGATCACCATCTACTTCGTACCCAAAATTGCTTTTCATATACTCATTCATTTTTGAAGAGATCGCAACTGGATTAGAGTTGTAAAAAATTGTTTTTCTCATGGTATTTGCCCCAATACATAAAGTTTTATCATGTATTTATCTTTTTGGTTTCATTTTAAAATTTACTTAAACGATTCATATATAGATTTAATACTACGTTTGGCACTTCCTGCTTCTGATTTTGCTCTAGTAAATCTTGCTTCCGCAATATTCATTTTACTAATATCCTTGCGCTTTTTTGCTTTTGCATATGTATTTTTATACTGAATAGCATCGAAATAAAATTGCTCAAATATTGCATTAGTTGCCATTATTTTTGTTAACTCTGTAGAATTTATTTTCTTTCCAGAATTCAAGTGTTTTGTAATAACATATGCAGTTTCATACAAGCAAATATTTTCAAATAATGTGTCGTTTGAACGATTGTCTCTAATATCATAGTATCCATCTTCTGTCTTTTCAACTGAAAACATACCTACTTTTACACCATTATGCGTCTTGGTGGATTCATTCATTGTTGTTGCAACTTTTTTACTAACATTTTTACTTGCATTATTAAACGAACTCAAAATGTTTTCCATTGCTTTGATATCTACAGTTTTAACACCGTGTGATACATCAATTTGTCCAGAATTCTCCATTACTTGTTTTTCATGTGCTACTTGTTCTTTTAATGCAGTCTTATCACCGTTAAGTGCCTTCATTAAATTAGACATTGCATTCACATCTTGTTGACTAGGTGCGGTCATTTTATCCTCCGTTAATTGACTTTATATCCACGTAGTGTTGGTAATAACACGCCCTTATGTACTAATTTATCAGCGATAATTAACGAGCGTTCACTTAGTTGAGATTCATTAACATATTCATTTTCAGAAAAGAACTGGATTAATAAATCACTTTCTTCTTCGGTGATCATAACATATATACCACCTAATACTTCCTGTAACTTCATTTTAAACTCCTTTTATTTATTGAGTTTATTTAATAGACTTCTAAATTGCACTGCTGTTTTTGGATTACTCGCAAGTGCGTCTACAGATTTTGCTTGCTGTGCCATCGCAAAACGTTGAACCGGTGTTAATGCTTTACCTTGTTCAGCGCGATCTAGTGCCTTTGCTGCCTGTTGGCCACTAATGCCACCTAATGCCTTCTTACCTAGGCGTTGCATTGCTTGTGCTTTTTTGGCCATTGCAGATGCACTAGAATCTTGAGTAGGTAGATTGTCTTGTGCTTGTGCTTGCGATTGTTGCATGCCTTTCATTTCACCAGGAGTTAATGAGGTTCTTGTGCCTTGTGAACCGGTAGAATATGCCTCATCAATGCTAAAACCTAAAACTTCTTTTGCGGCGGTTGCATCTCTGTCACGCAATGCTCTCATTAATTCAACATACTTACCAAAATCAAGAGTTTTCATTCTATCTCTAACATCGTCATCACTCGATCCAACTAAATCAGCAATACCAGTCAATCTCGTATTATATGTCTCCGCTAACATAACATTTTCTATACTATCTTTTAATCCCATTGATTCTCTACCTATTTAACATTTTTAATCGTTTACTTGCTGGATTCATTCGCTTAGTCATTTTTGATTTTCTAGCCATCCGTGACCCCATTTTTGCTTTAGTTTTTGCCAATGTAAATCGTTTTTTAACATCCACTGGCTTAAAGCATGCAGTTGGATTTGCAACTGTTTTGCCTTTTAATCTGCCAGATGAACAACGATATTTACGTACTACTTTTTTACCACTCCGAGCATAAACCAGTTTTGCCTCATAAAATTCTTCATCAGTTGTTACAATTTCTTCTATAAGCATTATATCACCTTAAACACAGAAGTCAATAATGCAATTAGCAATGTCCCAAATAATGTCGAACTTGCCCAGACAACTATCTTTTTTAACTCTGCAAATTGTTCCTTTGTATCTAATGTTTGACGTTCTACCAATGCTTCTAATCTTCCAATTGATTCATCCAATTTCTTGAATCTCTCATGATTAACAGCAACATGCGTTTCTAAGCTTTGCATTTCAAGTGCCGCTAACTGTGGTTCATTTATAGACATTGTTCTTCTCCACCAAATGTTATATGTATTTATCATTTATATCTTAAAGAAATATATACCAATAAAAAAACCCAGTAAAAACTGGGTTTTTTCTTTACATTCACTGCTTAATGGGGTATCTCCACATTCTATTCTATTACATGAATGATTCCAAGACCATACTAGGTAGTGGGCGCTCAATAGAATGTAGAACTATAATAATTCAGACATCTCAAATTCTATTGTAATAGGATCTAATGGTACACCATTAATATCTACACCGTAGAATATTTCTTTAAGTAATGCAACATTATCACCGCTACGTTCAAATGCGTGTCCATGCTCTACCGCAAATTTAAAAATCATACCATTACCAGTTAGAGTTGGTGCTAGTCCAGTAAGTGATACTGGAATAGGACTATTCATAATTACAGGTTGGGCTACCAGATTAATTAGATTACAAACATCATCAAAATTTTGTTGTGACTGATCTAATATATTACCGGTTGATGTAATATCTAATGTTTTTAGATAGATAGTATAAAAATTCAGATTGCCAGATAGATTTTCGCTTGAACCTGCCGAGCCATGTATTCTTGTCATATTATTTCTCCGATTGAATTATTAAATTTTATGCAAATTGTGTGAGACGCATTAATAGTATTTATCAATATATCGTATCTTAAATATTTACAGTTAAAGTACTGTTTCAATAAAAAAGCGTCCCGAAGAACGCTTTTTAATTTTCATATATGTGAAAATTTAACCTTTTAGTGGTAATGTTGGTGGTGTAAAGTTTGCGGTGTGTCTACCTAGACCTTTTGTAATTCTGAGATCCTGAACATAACCTTCTAAACCATTAAAGAAATGTCGTGATGTATAATTACTTGTTAGATTTGCGCCATCACTAAATGTTGAATTTTGACCGTACGTTGTTAATGTTTGACTAGTACCATTAACAAAAATTTCTATTATACCATTTCTTCTTTGTACAGCAAGGTGTGTCCAAGTATTTTGAGTTGGCCAATAATTATTGACATATCTTCCTACAGTGTATGATCCATGTAGTCCATAACTAAATGTTAATCCATTATAACCTAATCCATTATAACCATCTGGATAACAAGCAAATGACAATGTCACACCTGAACCACTAGTTTCTGCATTTATGAATTGTTGTGCTCCACTACTAGTGAGATTTTCAGTTGGATATAACCAAAATTCAAAGGTGAAATCACCTGTTCCAAAATGAAAACCATCATCTACGGTGATATAATCACCAGTTCCATCAAAATACATTGACTTAGTATCAGTAAACTTAACCTGAGTTGTTGAGCCAGTAGTATTTCCAAATAACGTTAAGTGGCTATCTGATTGTGACTTATCTATGATAGAAGCATCTGTGCCTTTAATATGTATCTCTGTACCTGTTGAAGATAATGGAGCGGTAGGTGATGTAAAGTTAGATGTATATATCGCTTGACCTTTTATAACTTTAAAATCTGACACATAACCAACTAGATTCTTCGAAGATGGGCCCTGCTGACCATTGTCATGATGACTAGCTATACTAAAAGGGGCAGTTGTTCCGTAATCAAGACTGTCTGCATATGTTGAACCTTCTTGAGTGCCATCAATGTAAAGTTTCGTATTTCCACTTGATCTAACGAGTGCAATATGATGCCATTCTTGTGTACTAACAGGAGAACTTACAATACGATCAGCCCCAGCACTATAGAATCTAAGTGCTCTAGCCGATACCCAAAGATGTGCGGACACATCACCTGGAGGATTTGAAGTAGCGAATATAGTTGAACCATCACCGCCCCAAAAGGCTCCATGATCATCAAAATTAAACCAACCTTCCATTGTATAATCGCCTGTGCCAAAACCAAAACTAGCATTTGTTGGTGTAAATATAGCAGCTCCACCACCTGGAAAATATACAGATCCGCCATGGTCGTTTGGATTATATTCACGGTAGTCATATGGCGCGAATGGCATTATGGAAACGTCACCAGTTACTGTAATATCATGTGAGTTAGACGAACTATCTTTAATATATGGAAGAGAACTGCTAATTAATAATTTGGTATTAGCATCAGATTCGAATGCCGATGTGGGTGGTGTAAAGTCTCCATCATATATTGCTGTGCCTTTTACATATCTAAAGTCTCGTATATATGCGTTTGCTGCCGCCTCGATTATAGCTTGGGAAATGCCATCGCTTACCCCACCAAGAGTAACATAACTAGATGAACTTGTAAGAAATTGAGAAGTGCCTATATTATATGTATCTTCGGCTACACCATTTACATATAGAGTTATGGTAGGACCACTTCTTTCAACTGTTAGATGATACCATGTATTATCTTCTACTGTTGTAGTAGAAGTTAAAATTCCTTCCCCCAACGCAAAGGCAGATAAAGAAAAAACAGTTGGCCGGTCAGCGTGCCTATCTAGAAAAGCTAAAGAAATACTGTCATTCCAATATGGACCGAAATTCCATACTCTAGGATAAGGTTGAGTTCTTGATACTGGATAATACCAACATTCTATTGTAAAATCATCTGTGCTAAACCCAAAATCCGCGTGAGTGGGTGATCTTAGATAATCTCCTCCAGTGCCATCAAAGTAAGTTGAATATCCACCACTTCTATATGGACTAGATGTACCAACCCGTACATCGCCCCGCACAGTTATCGCATGATTATTAGTAGATGAATCTGTTACAGTACTATTATCAGAAGTTTCTGTTGCTGTTGCAAGTAATGTTGTATATCTACTATTAATAACGACGAAGGCGAGAGATATGGATGTATTTGCATTTACTGCGCCATTTGCCCCATCAGTAGCACTAATTGTTAACGTAAATATACCTTCATCTGCTGAATTAGTACTTGGAGTAATTGTAAAAACATTATCTGTTTGTGATATTGTAGCGGTTGACCCAAGTGATCCAGATGTTATTGCATAACTCCATGTAAGTGGGAATCCTTCTGGGTCAGTAGATACTGCAGTAATCACAGTCGGTGTCCCATCGATGGCAAGATTATATGCTGAAGTAACATTTGTAATTGCTGATGGCGCGTCATTCTGTACTGTTGCAATCAGATACCAACCAGTTCCTGTATACAAATATAACTTATCAGTTGAAGATATATATGCTTGATCTCCTGTACTCATTCCAGTTTTTGCAATTAATGCTGCCATATCTGCAAAAATTTCAGTAGATGATGCAGATCCTGTGGATGAAGTAGTTCCCGATAGTGTGGGAACTGACGAATATACTATTACAGAAAACGTGGCAGTTGAATCAGGGCTTCTCACATCACCGTTATCATCGTAAATAGAGATTTGAAATCCAGTAGTCGTTTTAGAAGTAACCATGATATTGGTATCATCTCTACCTTCTACATCACTAATAACTGCATAATTTGTATCTGGTTGCGAAGTTGTAAATGCAAAGTCCATACTTCCACTTGACGCATTCCAATTTGCCCAACTTATGTTTGTACCTGATCCATCTGATGTAGTATTGACATACGCAAATGCTGCTGGAGAAATTATTGTGGATAAATCATTAGTAGAGCCACTACTTCCACTTGATAAAGTAGTAAATGTGAATGTTCCTGCACCATCTGTAGTTAGTACTTGTCCTGATGTGCCATCAGTAATATTTAAATCAGTTAATGTACTAGCACCTCCGCCACTGCCATTACTAGTACCGATTACATGACCGCCTACGGTTGTACCATCATGTACGACTAATTCATTTGTATCTGTGTTCACTGTTACTTCGCCGGCCGCCCCAGTGAATGATGCATGTTGTGCCGTGGTTCCACGCCTAAATTGTACAGCATATGCCATTTGCTATTCTCCTAAACTATATTATATATGTATTTATATTATATGTATTTATATTATATGTAAAACAAAAAAAGACCCACCAATATTGGTGGGTCTTTATACTCTAATAAGTAGAGGTCATATCTTAGTAATCAAAATCTGCTGCTGCATAGTCGTCGCCCAGTGCTGCTGTTAGTGTAGCCGCTGTCCATGCGCCGTTATTTTCTACTGCAACGCGCTCTGCGCCGTCACCTAGAATTACAACAGTTGCACGTGTGCCTACTGTTTCAACAACATGTTTCGCAGAGATTGAACCTGCTACTTTTGTGATTGTGAAATGTACAAGTGATCCTGTTAGGAATTGACCTGCATCATATGATTCGTGTACTTTTGCTACCATTTTATTTCTCCATTAAAATTTGGTGAGACTTTATCATCTCTATACTTTTATTTATCATTTTTTTACGATTAGTTATATATTACTTTCTTCTAGATTGAAATTTTGTTAGACCAGATTTTGTTGGTCTATCATATGTTGTCTTTGCCATTCGTTTGCCCAATTCTTCTGCACCTTTCATAATAGCATAAATTCCACCTACTGCTGCAGCACCTTTGACAATAGGATTATCCCAAATCTTTTTCTTTTTGTCATTTCTATCATTGACGATAAAATTGCCACGCTTTTGAAAGGAAAGTAATGGTTTCATAAACTCACTACGCATTGCTTTAGAACGCATATACTGAACACTACGTGTCACCACTAATGCACGTTGGTTTTGGTTCAAATTATCCCAATCGCCAACCAATCTACGCATTGACTTCAACATGCTATCTTGAATATTTAATTGTCGTTGAAATCTAAGTAACATTTTTTGTTCATAACCAGAATCAGTTTTATTATTGCCAATATGAGTTAGATATTGTACCAACTCTGCTTTTTTTAGTGATAATCTTTTCTTAGCGATTACATCTTTTTCATTACTATTATCTTGATCTTTGCCTATTAACCGATTTAAAGAAATATATAAATCCGTTCCACTTGTTCTGAATGTATCAAAATTTCTAAACGATGCTGTACGCTTCGCATATTCACTTGCTAATGGCGCATAATCATAATCTTTATTAAAAATATTTAATAACATTAAATACATGAATGAAACTTCTGCAGCATCATCTAAATTGACCTCACTTGCCATCTTTTTATTTCTAAACAATCGACTTTCAGTTAGTTCGTGTACTAATTGCAAACTCATATCATTGTTATCATCAATATCGTGGCCGCCATATATGTTTGCCCATTGACTGGCCGTATATTTTTTATTACTCATCTTTCATCTCCCGAAATCGGTCTGCAAGTTCGATAATTTTATCACTTGCATATGTTTTACAGCATCTAGGCACAATTGAATGAATAATAATCGCAAATACAGCAATTTGAAGTTTAAGAGCAATACTAATCGCAAATTTTGCGTGTTGTAATGGTCCCATATTTGCTTCTTTTAAGTGTGCTTTACATTCTTTACTAAACATACTATTCCCTAATTACTTTGCGAAGTTCGCGGCGCTAAATTCTAATCTATCAACAATTTTCATAGCGCGACCAACATGATCCACAATAACAAATCCCTCAGGATCAGTTACCTTAAATGAACCATCTGGCTGTGCAATAAAACTATCAATCGCTTTAATATCTCGCATCTTACGCTGAAACATCATTTTTACTGCTTCAGTTTTCAAATACGCTCGGTACATATTGGCAATATGGATTGCATTCTCTTCGATAAACTCAACAACTTGATTCTTTTTATCTAATTTTGCTAGTCCTGCTTTGCCTTCTGGTCCAGTTTTTAATTTAGATATATCAGTATCAAACTTATCTTTTAATTTATTAATAAAATCTACTACAAATTTATCAACATCTTGCTCTAACGCATTGCCTGAACGAATGGGAGTGTTTGCGTGTGCCTTGAGTGCAGCGACTATATCTATTCCACCAATAGTATTATTAATTTTATTAAATAGTTCTGGACTAGGAATAGACAAACTTGAAAGTTCATTAATTCCAGTTTTAATTGCACTAATCTCACTCTTACTAAGATTTACTTGTCCAGATACATCTTTAATACGTGCATCTGTGTACCAAACTTTAGATGATTTATTTAAGTTACTTGCGTCATAACCAAATCTAGCACTCATATCTGACAATGTATCACCCGTATAGTTAGTATGAAATACTACACCAAGTTCGGATGATAACATTTCACGTGCGGTATCACTATCCACAGGAACAACATATGTTATAGTATTAGGCTTAAATGCTATATACTTTTTGCCTTCAATCTTTACTTCTTTTAGATCATCACGTGTAAAAAGAAGATCACCTTGAACTACATCAGAAATACCCAGGGTTTTAAGATGTTCAAGGGACGCATATAGTTTATCACGTAATCCTTTTTTGCTTACTGTTTCACCATTCTTAATAGCATCAGGATGATTTTTTTCAATATCGGCAGGCTTCTTATTCAACTTGGGAGATTTTGCAAATACACCTTTAGTTCCAACAAAAAACTCACCATCTTCTGGATCAACACCGGCAAATATTGCAGGCGCACCATCCCATTTTGTTGTAATTGCATCACCGCCGCCTTCTCCATCCAATGTGGATAGTAATTTGGAATACGTACTAACTACACGATTTAATCCATCTTGTCCATACATAAAGATTAATTCCTCAGCATGATCCAAATGTGTATTCTTTGCTTCACTCAAATCGTTGTCAAGTAAGGTTTTCATACGATTATGAAGTCCTACTTGTTTTAAGCGTGGTTTGCGTGGACCTCTAAATCTACGTTCAATACCTTGATTTAAAATTATATCAGATATTTTCATTTTTTATCTCCGAATGGATTTTCGCCAGTTAGTTGCGGTCTTGAAAACCATAATTTAAACCACTCAGGGGTACCAGGCTCGATATTATTCTTACGTTGATACTCACCTTTTTCTTGTCCGGTGTAGGAGATATTTTCCTGATGCTGAGACACATCATAAGGTTTATAAATGCCTGCTAGTACTTTTAGTTGATTCAATTGTTGTTCATAATTCATTACTTATCTACACTATTCATGCCACGGCGAAATTTCCGAGGGTCTTTGGTACGAATACTGTTAACTAAACGCTTTTGCAAATCATTGGCAGTATCTTCATCAAAAGTATTTTCAATGAATTCAATTAAGTGTATCGCACCTGCAATAATATGTTCGCCTTTCTGCTCGACTAAACGTTTATTATCGTTATCATATGATATACTGTTTAATTCTTCAAATAGACTTTTACGTTTCATAACAATTCTCCGTTAAGTGTATTTATCAAGTTTCGTCAAAAGCTGATCTACTTTTAGTTTTAAGCATCGCTCTGAGTGAACTTGCAGCCTGTGTTTTTTCAAAAACAGGAGTGTCATCATCGTCTGATTTATTCAGTGTTGTTTTCTTTCTGAGTTGATCAACAACACTGGTGGTAGCGCCACCACTTGGTGTGCCCGCACCAGTGCTATCTTGATCTGGATCATCTGATATGCGTAAACTATCTCTATCAAATAATAAACTTACTTTACTACCTACACCGGAAGATGACCGTGTTTTTAGTAGTTGTAATTGATATTGCCCACGTTCACGCATAGCATTAGATGTAAAAATACCAATTACGTTATCAGCAGTTTGAATTTTACTAATACCGCCAGCAATATGAGAATGGTCAAATTCAATTTCTTCAACTGCACTACGATTTAACTGTGATGCAGTCACCGTAACAGTTTGTGTTTCCATAGAAAAGTTACGCATTTCTTCTGTAACATATTTGTCTTTGGTAAATGTGTCACCTGCTTGTACTTTTTTAGTTGCTGGCATTAACAAATCTAGGTAGTCAATGCACATACAATCAACTGTTTTGCCAGTTTGTATCTGAAGTTCTTTCAAGTAAGACCGTAAATCATTGATTGTTGAACCACTCGGAAGATACTTTATACGTAGCATACCGGACTGTTTGCCTTTCGCTTTTACTTGTAGTTCAACATCATCTAAGTCTTTGAAAATGCGCCTAGTACTGCGGTCCGTCTGCATTGCATACATACGCATACTTGAAAGTTCCTCGGATAACTCCAATGTGAAGTAGACACAATTCAACCCAGCCTCCGCCCAATTCAGGCTCATATTTTGCATAAAAAGGGATTTACCTGCTCCGGAGCCTCCTGCAAAAATCGTAATCTCCCCACGATTAATGCCACCATATAACTTATCATCAAGAGATTTCCAACCAGTCGTAATTTGACCATTGTTGTCTTTCATCCGTTCAAGCACACCTCTGGGATCAGCGAAATAATCTGTTCCCAAACTACGTGCCAGTCCAATTTGAACAGCCTCTTTGATTCTAAGTTCTACTTCACCGTACTTGCCAGTCTCAAGTAAATCTGTACTATCGATAATAGCCTTCTCAATAGCCTTGTGACGGCAAAATGTCTCAAACTCATCCACAAACCATTCTTCGTGCTGGGTTATGTTTTCCAACTTCTCAATGTCTTGTCCTGTTTCTGCCTTAATAATTGCAGGATCTGGTAGTGTAGAATAGTCTTCACTATAATCAATAAGTTGTTTGACCACAGGACGGACACTGCGGTCGAAATATTCAGGCTTGATAATCCCTCTGATCCTAGTATATAGTTCAGGATTAGTCACCATGAATTGAATGAATAGTTTTTGTAAGTCTGGGCTATAATTTTTTACTTCTGACATTTGTATAGTATATCATTTCTATGTGTAAAGGTCAACACTTTTAGTCAAACAGTGCTGGATTTAAATTGTTTTCTTCTTTCTTACGTAATCTGTCTCTCTTCCATCCGTCGCGCTGCTTTTCTCGTTTTGCAAGTTCTTCTGCAGATGGTGAGATAGGCTCTGGATCAGTGACTACTTCAACTTCGTCCAATGTTGGCAAGAAAGCATCATACGCATTCTTATTCATTTCAAATCCAACAAATTTTCTACCATATCGTAATGCAGTTCTAGGCGTAGTAAAGCCACCACAAAATGGATCCATTACTACATCACCACGATTACTACTATACAATATAAACTTTTCAATCCAATCTTCATTTAGTTGATTCTTGTTTTTAATTTGACCGGGCTTATGACTGCGCGGCATTGTTTGCACAGTCAGACGATCATGATAACTATCTTCACTATCTGTATAATAGACATTAGTATTAAATGTGCGCTTTTGCTTGCTTGTTTCTGGCTTTGACCAAAACAAAACATGATAGTGACTACTTACAAATTTGTTTTTTGTTGATACACCAAAACTATATTGTGCAATAATATGATTAATTTCTTTTAAGTCAGTTGAATGCAATGCATTAAGTATATGATGCAAATTTGTATAACCACTGACAATATACATACTACCGCCTGGTCGTAAAACCCGTGCACATTCTGTAATCCATTGCTTAGAAAAATCACCATATGTTTCTAATGGAACTTCTACATAGCCAGGAACTACGTTGCCTTCGTCACGATTATAATGTGCGTCAAGTTTATCACCCTCAATGCCATAAGGAGGATCAGTAAATATCAAATCTACTGTTCCATCTTCTATATGCTCACTGATGCCACTAGTACAATCTTGATTGTAAACTGTATGATTCATTTACTCTCCTTCATATTTGACAATTATACTATAACTCAAATAAAATATCAAGCATTTTTTATACTTTGTTTCACAGATTCAATTACCGCACGTTGTGCTTTACGTTTTTCATCTTTGTAATTAACTTCAACTAGTTGTGTATTTGAAATATCTTCTGGTCTAAAAATAAACTCTAGTGCATCAAATGGAATGTGTGCTTCTATGCCGTCGGATACTCCAATCAAATATGGTTTAACATCGTCAGCACTGATGATTGCAATTGCATTCTGTTGTCCAAGCATGTAAAAATCTGCAGGATTTTCAATTGTCGTGCCTTTGTTTTCACCTAAACTATTCTTTAGTTTTACTTTAACTGTCTTTTTTTGATTATTACGTTTGGTAAACATACCATCAGTCATATATTTAAATTCTATATCTAAATTTTCTACGATATCTCTATGGTCCCTGCCGATATCATCAACCCAAACTAGCCGGCCGTCTGTTGCTGCTTCAACTGTTTGTTCAATTATATCTGCCTTATCAAATCTATCTTTACGGTCGTTTAACTGTGATCCCAAACTATATACAACCGAACTATATACTTGTGAATTAATTACTGATTTTAATTGAGTAGCGTATGTAGAAGTTTTCATTATAGTGTTTCCTAATATTTCAAAATGTCCCCAATAGTCTTCTGGTTCTATTTGAGTTTTGTCAATATTGTTAACAATATCCAATAAATCGTCTCTCTGTTTATTAGCGTATGCGTTCTTTATATAGTGATTCTTATTTGTTGTCAAGTAAAAAGAGCGCCGATGCGTCCTTTTATTTTCCTCTACCAAATCTATCTTTAGGTCTATAAAAAATCTTTTGATTATGAAATCTTCCTAGCAAATCACGAATTTCTTTCAACTCTTCTGCTAGTTTATCATCATGCTCTTCCATTAAACGTTTTGCCCTTCTGGAAACTTTTGCACTTAATGCGTTTTCTATAATTTCTAAATCCCTAACTGTTAATTTGAAATTTTCATTTGGTTTCATAGTGCTGCTACCTTGTGTTGTAGTGCATTGATCAAATTGCTAAGATCATTGCGTCTATTGCTGCGATTTTTATTCAGACGCGACAAGTTCTCTTTCCATTTCTAAAATTATTTGTTTCAATCTTAATTTTTGTAGTTTAAGTTCACTAACATCTAGACGCAGACTATAATCTTTTTGTATCTTAATATCAAGGTCTCTATGTTCAGTTTTTAGTTGTTCTAGTCTTGCTAATTTCTTATCAAATTTCATTTTCTATCTCCTTTATTAATATTACGTAATAAATTGTATCTATTTTGTTTGAATGTTCTGTTCAGTTTCAAATTCGCTGACACTATTATATGTTTTTAGTTTGAGACCATAATTATTTGTTTCTGTCGGTAATGTAATGCCATCTTTTAACTTTAGCATATTCTTTTTAAATGGCAAATAGTCTACGTAATGATGCCATCTTCCATATCTCCACACTACTTTCGCAACATCAGGATGCATATCTGCTAACATCTGTGATTTATTAATTGTTCCGTCACTGTTGTATTTGGTTTTTTGAAAGTCTTCATTATTCGTGTATTCAGCATGATAAAATTCTTCTGTATTACCGCCCTTAACAGTTTGAGTTGCACACTTTCCCTGTAAAAATGCATTAAACTGTATAGTACAATCACCATCTTTAAGAACACGAAGACAAATATCGGTATCCTCATTGTATCTGCCACGCCATCTATACTTACAATCATTTTCAATTAGAAGTGTTGAATATATTCGAGTATTTTTTACATATGGAGGATATGATTGATCTGCTGCACAGAAAAAACGATACTGTGGTCCGGCAATTTTTACATTTTCATATCTATCGCAAAAGTCTTCCATTATCTTAAAGAATAATCCAGACTCCACACGAATACGCTGATTATTGTGCAGTCTATAAAAGTCTTGAATATTATCATCTAATACCCAATGTTTTTTTGCTTTTAACACTTCCATAGAATGATCCCAGCACCAGTTCCTTGCTCTGCCTGGTCCATCACCGTGATTACTAAATGGCAATGTTAACAATGTAACATATGGCCTAATATTAAATTCATCTAATGCTGCATCATAATTATCATAATCTTGTGGTTCTATAGAAATATAATGTTTTATTCCCATACGTGCTAATGAACGAGAAGTAAACATGGATTCATGTCTAGTTTTAGATATAATATATACTGGATATTTTGGATCTGTTCGTTTACTCATTCCCAACCTTCATTATTATCATCATCAATTGATAAGTCTTCGGCATCGTCATCATCTTCTATCCAACGTAGTAGTGCATTTTTAGTAATTTCTAGTTTAGGATACCAAGCACTTTTTGTTTTCTTGGTGAGATGCGTATTATCTGTTAACTTTGCAAATTCTTCATAATCTTCTTCATTGCGAAAATGAATTCTAATTGTTTTCCACGGTCCATTGTCTTCCTGTACATACTCAGGCATGCCTTTCCAATGTTGTGTCCAATGGTCTGGATTAATTTCTATTTCTTCGACATCAAATAAACTCGTAAACGCATCAGGATTTTCAATTTTTTGCTGTTTATTCTTATCAGCAAGATCCATCAAGTTTTCATATTCACCAGATTCTTTCACTTCTGGTACTGGGGTATTTGTTTGGGTATTTGTTTTTTCTGTCATACTGTATCCAATTAATCATAACTTTTAAAGTAATTATAGCACACATCATATCTATGTGTCAACTGCATTTTTCTAGTACGTTTGAATAATTTTGTCCGCAATTCCATGTTTAATTGCCTCTTCTGGAGTTAGCCACATATCACTTTCGGGAAGTAAGTTTTTACGAATATAACTCTCTGTTTTGCCCGTACATTTTTTATAATG